TTCAGCAGGTCCACCGTAGAGTTGTTGATTCGGATTGTACGGGGTGAAGGTGGGTCGGGAGGTACGCGGAATCGTCCCAAAGATGTTTCCCTTGGGGGCCACGAAAGCTTCAAAGGGATTGACGGGACCGCCCTCAGCGTAACCCTTGATGAAAGAATCGTATCCCTTCATAGCTTGTCCACCTTCACGATGCCCTTCGATTGCAGATCCGTCAGCAGCTTGACGAGGGTGTTGGCAACAGCGGTAACCGTTACTGTCCCCAGATCGAGGGTGGCCGACGCCGGTACTGTAGCAGAAACTGTGTAGCCTGTCACTGCTGGCCCCGTCACCACCTGGCCGTGGTAGAGGTTGAGGACGCGGATCATCTCCCCCCACGCCATCTGGGCATCAACCGGAAGGGAGGTCGGGGGCAGCGGAAGAAGCGGTTTCATCGTTCACCATCGGGGCCAAGCCGGAAACGAATCACACCCAGACGCCAAGAATTATTGACATCATTACTCTCAATGCGATAGTATGTATGGCGGCCCCTCATCCGGAAATCTATCTTTTGGGTGGCGGCGGAAACCAGGTAGGGTCCCTTCGTCACTTCCATGGATTCGGGGGTGTTGGGATACTTGAGGGCATGCAGCGTCATGGTGACGTTGCCCGTCATGACTCCGCCATCGCGCCCCGAAAAATCGGGGATGATACGATCCACAAACATCAACTCCTGGCCCGCATCCAGATCGAAAAGATTGGATTCGATGTAGGCGTTGATGGCTGCCCCATCGGCGGTGTTGCCGAATTCGTGGTAGTAGAGTTTGGTTGCGGACGCTTCGTAAGCGACCCCGATCGGAAAACTGTTGATGCCCTGGTCGAGCCACGCGGTGCGGACCAGGCGGCCAATACTCCACACGTCCTGCATGTAGTCGTAAATGACGTAGGAATCGATCTCGCCCGTGGTCGTGGGGTAGAACCAGATCACCTCGTTGTAGGAGGTGTTGCTGGCGCAATAGATCTTGTCGAGTTGGCTGCGGTCGAGGCTGTCGAAGACGTAGCGAAGTACGTCGCACTTCATGGGGCGGGCGGCAGCACCATCATACACCATGAAGCGTTCATCGGCCATCCAGAAAGTGCGCCCGCCCACCTCAACCATGGCGTTTTGGCCAAGGGTACCACAGTTGGTACCGATAAGCTGGAAGCCGAAGGTGTAGGGGGGACCCACCTGCTGCATGCTGTAGAGGTTTTCGTCGGTCCAGATGAGGATCTGGCCACGGGTCCGCCGCGCCGCAATGATGCGGGAGGCACCCGACAGGACCTTGTCGCCAGCGGTGTTGGTGGCCGATGCGTTCCAGTCGGTGATGTCTTCCTGGTTGCACCAGCGGATGTAGAGGGGGTTGACCACGGAGGTGAGGGCGTCGGGGCACCCAAAGGAGATCAGGTGGCGGTCTTCGGGCGACACCAGGATCTGGGCATTTTGGCTGGGGGTCGCGGAGACAAGGTAGGCTCGACTCGTCAAGCCCATGCTGCTATCCCAGTAGTAGATCTGGCCGTTGCGGGGTGAGGCCGCCAGGTCTTCTCCCCAGTTGTCCAGACTCCAGAAGCGGAGTGGGGCCAACGCGGTGAATTCCTCGTTCCAGGCTTGGGGTCCACTCCACACGCCAGCACCCCAGCCGGTGTCAAGCTGGTTGGACGCGGGGCCAGGGGCCAGGAGGAAGTAGCCTTGGAGAAGGCCCCCGGCTGCGGCAGAGGTGGCGGCGGCTGTGGTGCCGGTGTTGATGGTAAAGGTGTTGCCATCGATCACCGTGATGGGGTAGCCCCCAAAGGGCGCGGACACCGGATAGATGTTGCCACCTACGGTTGTGGCGACGGTGGTGGCGTAGAAGTAATTGCCGGTGGCCTGGCCGTGGGCCGACACCGCGATGGTGATGGTGGTGGATCCAGCGGAAGTGCTGATTGCGTTGGTGGCAGAGATGGATGCGGCGACGGGGGTGATGTCGTGGTAGATGCCACCGTACCAGATTGCCAGATGGGAGTTGGTGCCTACGGCCAGATAGACGTAGCCGGATTGGGTGGTCCACGTGAAGATGCTGCGGCCCACGCCGGGGATTGACTTGGGGTCGCTGATGCCATTGACGTTTTGCCAGCCGCCAATTTTTTCAGGCTGGCCATAGCGGAAGCGGACTTTGTCGGCGTCATACCAGCCACCCTCACCCGCGTAACGAGTGAGTTCCCGGACGATGCCGGGCTTCTGGGTTACTGGGATGAGTTTAGGAGTCGCCATTTTTACCTAGCAGGTTTTGGATGGTCTTCGACTCGTAGATCCGGATGCCCGTCCAGATTATGGTGAAGGCGGCTGCGATGGCTGGGAGGACCCCCGCGAGGGTACCCACCACCGTCACAACGGAGATTGCGTCGATGCCTTGCTTGACGGCTTCATCTTTCATGGCGTGTTTCCTACTTAGGGGCCAGCGTTTCGCCACGAACCACCACTGTAAAAATACAGGCGGTGATTTGCTCTATCGATGACAATCGGAAGAGAATACCCTGCAGTACCAGGGGTTCCCGTAGGAACACCGCTACAAGACGGAATGTATAAAAATCCATCTGTAGCTCCTGTAGTAAGCCCAAATCCCCCAGCATTAATTATTACAGATCTATTAGAATATACGTTTAGTGTGTATTCACTGGTGATAGTTGTATGCGCTCTAAAACCAATATCTTGTCCGGAAGTTTCAAACGTATATCCTCGAAAGTTTGTAAAATGCATTCCGGTAAAGTCAACATCAATGTTTCCGTAGGGACCCGAGACAAGAGAATTAAAATATATTCCTACCCCGCCCGCAGTGGTTTGAGAGCGTATAAACAGTGCGGATGTTGCATACAAACCATTTTCAGCAGAAACGCGACCAACTAATCTGGACGTTCCGGAAACGGTGAAAGATCCAGAAACCGAAACAGTGTTGCCAAACTTTGCGCCGCCGCTTACGTTGAGAGAGGAGAACGTGGTGCTGACGGCATAGAGGTTGTCGATGGACACGGTACTGTTGAATGTTGCGGTACCCGCGACAATTAGGGTGGACGCTAGGGATGCCGGGCCTTTGATGTCTACGGCTGAGGAAAGGGTGGCCGCCCCGGAAACCAGGAAAGTTTGGGTTACGTTGAGGGCACCGGCAGCACTGACGTTGTTGAGTCGGGACTCTCCGGTAACTTGAAGTCTTCCACCGATATCGACAATCGAAGTGACGAGAAGATTGTTCTTGACCCAGAGGTCTCCGGAAACGCTGACTGCGCCCCCAAAGGTGCCTGTGCCCGCGACGAAGAGGGTGGAGGCGAGAGAGGTGGGGCCTTTGATGTCTACGAGGGAGGCGAAGGTGGCTGGCCCCGAAACCGTGACGGCGGATGCGAAGCTGGCCGCGCCGGAGACCTGGAAGGATCCCGCCACGGAAGTTGCCGCGTTGATGGTGACGGCGGAAGTGAAGGTGTTGGCCCCGGTGAAGGTTTGGGAAGCGTTGAGGCGGGCGTAGTTGGTGAGGGAGGTGGGCAGGGTGCTGTAGACGGAGACGCCATCGGAGATCAGGAAGACCCACTCGTTGGTGGGAAGGGTGACCCCGGTCCCTGCGGAAGTGCGGACGGTGAGGGTGGATCCCGTCGCAGAGTTGCGGACCCAGTAGCCCTTCTCGACTTCGGGGACGATGACGGAGATGGCGGAGGCGACGGTACCCGCAAATTCGATGAAGGCGTTGCGGCCTTCGGAAGCGGATGCGTCTGCGATGGGAAGGGTGTAGGTGGCGGAGGCGGAGGCCAGGGTGATCTTGGAGTAGCCAGCGATGGCTTGCTCGATCAGGTTGAGGTTGTTGTTGGTCTTGGTGCCCCAGGTGTTGGCGTTTTCGCCGGATGCCTGAAGTTCCAGTCGAAGCGAGGACGAATACGTGGAGGGCATCAGACACCGCCTTGCAGGGTATTGTCGCCGCCAGCGGGCGAGTTATTGTTGAGGTTGTCGTCTTGACGGGTGCGCCGCGCCTCGTTACGGAGGCTGGCCACGGCGGCCTGGTACTTGTTTTGCCAGAGAGCCGCCGCGTCATAATTCTTCATGAACATACAGGCTTCGTGCATGCAGCCGTAGAAGAGAGCTTCGGGCGCATAGTCAGTAAGCCAGTTGGTGGAGGTGCCCACGGGTCCGATGGAGGTGGGGACCTGCACGTAGGAGATTTCGACAAGGGCTGCGGAAGTGGGCGCGGGGGCCACCAGCAACTGGGAGAAACCCCAGCGGGCGTAGTATTTGGGGGATCCCACGGAGGTGCGGTTGGGCCAGTATTCCCGGAGGAACTCGTCGGTCCTCAAGATCAGTTGGCTGTAGGAGCCATCGGAAATGTGGGTTACCGCTTTGAGGATGAGGGCATCCTGGGGGAGGTTGATGTATGGGTCGCCAGCGGAGGCGGAGACGGTGGTGTAGGTGACCATGCCGTAGGTGTCGATGTCGCGCGCCAGGCGCATGCGAGTCTGATCGACAAACGTGGGGATCCGCGCGGCAAACTCCGCGTCGGCATTCTCCGTGGCGTCGATGATCGAGTTATAGAGATCCGTGTAGGTGGTAGCCATCGTTACCTCCAAGTCCCCACTTTAACATAGGGCGTGGCAACTTTCCATACCCCACCTACGTTGATGTAGACTGTGGCTTGTCTCCAAGTGCCCCCAATTTTTATCCAAGCTTGAGTTCCTGCAGGAGGCGCCCCACCCCCAAGCAACCCGCCAAATAAAAAAGTCAAGCCTTGGATTTGAGCCATTAATTTTTAAGTTTGACTAAAATTGCCTCTGTGTCGAAAATTTCATTTTCAATTCTTAACACTTCAAGCACGTCGCAAGAGCGAAAAAAAATATCTCGATTGGTTTGCAATGTTTCAATTCGCCGCTCTAGCAAAGAAATCAAATTATCCTTAATCATCGAATTATAATCCTTCTTGCCACGGACCCCGCATCGGAGCCACTGCTGCCCTGGATGTTAATCGTGTACACGTACAGAAGCCTTTGTCGCGTCGTTGTATGCTCTATAAGCCAGAACTTACGGTCGTTGCCGCCGTTGAATCCGGTTTGACCTGCGGGAGGGTTGCCAAAACCCGGAAAGTTCTCATTCAGAACAACGTCCAAAGACATCTGAAAGTACGATGAGGACGCCGTCAACGCGAGATATATCCTGTTCTCGAAACCTATGG